AACGCGGCGTCGCCGACGCTCGAATTAAACCCTATCGTGATTGTGAGGATTGACACTTCATTGCCGAGTGCCTGCACGGGACCGAAATATCGCGACGCGAGAATCTGCGCGCCGATTCGCTCGCGGATACTTCCCTGCGTCTGCCCCGTGAACTGCGCAATTATCGCTTGCTGAACTAACGTTACAATATTGGACGGTAGGAGAGCGCTTGAAGCTAACGTAACGGCGAAATAAATCGGCGTGCTTGCCGGATTGATATAATTAACTTGATATTCCGGATACGGCGGATTGTAGCCGCTAGGGTCGGCGACAGTTTCCGAAACAAGCGTTGCTCCTGCCGAGCCTATTTGCTGCCCGGTGATTGCGCCTGAACTAGCCGTGCCTGACGTGCTCACGTTCAATGTGCCCGTGCCGGCACTATTCGTATATGTGCCGAACGACGTGACCGTAGGCACGCCATGAACCGCGCCCGCTAACGTCATGCCGACTTCTATTCTACTGACGGACGCCCCGCCCGGGTTTGCGCTGATCGTGACCACGCTGCCGGACTGAGAGCCCGTGCCGGAGAATACCGGTTGATAACCCGCGCCAATATTCGTTGCCGCCCATATGGCATTAGCGACAGCCTGCGCCGCGCCGCCAGTGACGGCCACGTAAACCGAATGCGGCGCGACTGGGAACGACGTCGAATTCGGATTGCCATTGATCGCGCCGGATATGGTGCTGCCCGTGTTATTCTGCGTGACGAACACGTCGATGACGTTCGGCACGACAAAACACGCGGCGTAAATCGCCGGTATCGATCCCTGCGCGTTCAACCCTACTGACTGCTCGCGGCGATATTCGAACGCGGCAGGAGATTCGACGTTCGCGCCAATTGTGCCGGGCGAGGAATTGTTCACCGACTCCCATCCGGTAATTGCGTTATAAATTGTCGTGACGCTGTTCGCCGGGCACGCTGTTGGCCCGGGGACCACGTTCGCAAACGGCAACGTGACCGAGCCGCCTACGGGGATTGATCCCGCCTCCGTACACGAATACACATTGCCGCTCGTGTCTTGCGCGAGCGCGCCAAGGGGGATCGGCGTCCCGAACGCGCCGCCACATTGCAGATTCACCGTGGTTGGTACGGCCGGATTGCGATTTAAGAAATATATTCGGCCAACGGCGTCCTGCATGAAGCCCGTGGCCGTGTCGGGGTCGACTTGATTGACGAACGTAGCGAAAACGGTATTTGCGTTTGCGACGATTGCCGACGTACTCGAGCATAACTGCCCCTGCGGGGAAGTTAACTGCGGATTAAGATTGCCGCCAAACGCAGCGTTATAATCTTGCTGCACGCCCGCGAGAATCGCAGCCTCGGTCGGTATGACAAGCCCGGTAGGCGTGAATGTCGGGGCGGGTACGTTTGTCGTCATGTCAGATGCTCACTGTTTGCTGATTGCCGCTCGAATCCACAAAAAGAATCTGCCCGACGGTTTCGCGCGACGCAGCCGAATAGGATTCGATTATACATATTGCTGACACCACATCGGGGACTAGTTCGGCCTGCGACACGAATTGCTCCTGAAACACGGCCGCCGTCGGAGTCTTGCCGAAAAACTTACCGAAATAGTCGACGCCGAGCGTTACATCATAGTAAACCTCGGCAAGCACGGTTCGGCACGCGCTCGCCACGTCCTGCGCGATGGCGTACGGTGCGGCGGCTAGTGCGATGTTGCCGAACGCATCAAGCGTCAAGTCCCAAGTTCCAACGTCAAGTAAGATAGTGTTCACGTGCTGTAACTCGTTTGCGTGGTCGAACCGTACGTGGTTTGCGGGAGCGGCACGGGCGGCTCAAGCGTGATGCCGGTCATGTTATATGTGGCGGCAGTTTGTGACGACAAAGGCAGGCTCGGCACTACCGATGTGACCCTTCCCGTTCCCGTCGGTGATTGATAAGTAGTAGCCATAAATTACTGCCACAACATGCAGAATGTGTTACCCGTATAAGCCTGCGCCGCGAATTCTCCTATGGAATTGCCAAACGGGCCGCCTACCGAAATAAACGTCAACGCCGTAGACCCTATCATTGCGTAAGATGCCGTGTTGCCTATCGGAAAGTCGTTCTGTAGCCCCAAGCCATTAAACGCACTGAAACGTATTGAAGGGTCGATAGTGTAAATCGGCTGTATAAATGCGATTGAATTTTCGATAGTTGCCGTGAGCCCGAACATAAATTGTGTTGTGGCGCCGTTAGCAGTCCAAGCAATCGACGCCGCAGCGCTTAGCGTCGGATAAACCGTGCTTCCCGCTCCGCTGTTATACGACATACACTGCATAGCACCGGCCGACGCCGTATTAACTGCCGTCGTAGTCGTGCTATTGCATATCATACACACGGCGTTGCTAGTCGCGTTTCCATTTGTATCGCACGTGCGGAATATAATTAACCCGCCAGCGGCGCCCGCAGCAGAGCCTTGTGCGCCCAATTTGAACGCTATTCCGAGATACCCGTACGTGCTGTTGTAAACGTAGCGTGAGTTATACGCGGCCGAGGTGCTGTTAGGCGCCGAACCGTTAAACGCGGCAACCTGCGTCATACGGCTAGTTCCCGCAGTACCTGCGATTGTGCCGGCGCCGTTCGTGCCCGCGCCTAACGTTATCCATACTTGAGGGCTGGTAGTGGCGCTTCCCGCGCCGAAGTCCAAACGAAAAATTACAGGAGCGCCGCTCGATAACGCGGCTGCCGTCCAGTTTGCACCGGTGCCCGCGCCTATACCGGTCACTGTCAATTTCTCGCCGACGACGTATCCGCTACCGGCCGTCGTAATCGTTAGATTACCTGCGACACCCCCCGTGACTGTCAGCGAAGCGCGCGCGCTCGTGGCGCCGCTCGTGACGCCTGTCACGGTAATGCCTGTATAGCTCGTGCTCGTATACCCGCTGCCGCCGGAAGTTAGCGCGGTAGTCGACAGTGATCCTTCGGCTAGGGAGTCATTGAACGTGAATACGTAGTAGCCCGTGGCGTTTGCAACGCCCGTACCCGTCGGCAGCGCGCCAGCGAACGGCACGGCGGCCTGTCCCGTGTCATTCGCCTGCGTGAGCCCGCAATTTGTCACGAGGTTCGTGTATACCTCTTGGACCCACGCATCAAATTGAGCTTGCGTAGTTTGTGCGAGTACGGCGCTGGTTGATGCAGTTGTCATATCATTTAAACCTAAAGTGAATTTTTACCGAATAGAAATTAGACACTGCCGTCAATGCCACTCGTAATTGCGCGTTCTGCGCGAATGCCGTAGTCCAACCCGTTAGCGCCGTATTCGAGTAGGACGACGCGCCCGAAATGACCGGCGGCACCCCGCCCGTAATGTCGACAAACGAACTACCAGGAAATGCGGCCGTGCCTATCGTTACGGTGCAACTGCCCGTTATCGTTGTGCCGTTAGCGCCCTGCGTCGTGATATACACTTGCTGCAGCGTGCAACCGTACGGGATGATTATATCTTGCGGGACAGTCAACGATAGCAATATCGCGCCGCCTGTCGCGTTCCAGCCTGCCGCTTCGATAAAGTTGATTGTGCCGGGCTGAACGGCCGTAGCGGCAAGTGCAAGGTCCGCAATCGATGCGCTATTAAGCGCCACGGTTCCTGTTGTCGTGATCGGCCCGCCCGTAAGGCCCGTGCCTGTCGCGACGCTAGTTACGGTACCGGAACCCGCCGCGGCAATGGCCGATTTAATGGCTGACGATAAATCGACCGTGGGCGCCGTCGACGTGCCGCCTATGACGATATCCGACGAACCCGCGCCCACACTCTGTACGGCCGTGGTCGCGAGCACGAGAGCCGCGTACGTCGCCGCAGACAAGTCGACAGTCAGCGTTCCGGTCGTTGTAACCGGGCCGCCCCCAACTACCACGCCGACCCCTGGCGTCGATATGTTTACGCTCGTGACGGTGCCCGAGCCGGGCGCGGGGATGGTTACGGTGGCGTTTGGCGTCGTACCGCTGACCGTCGCGCCTGAGAACGTAAGCGCCGTAACGGGGCTCACTGTATGCGTACCGTCGGTCACGCTGAGCGTCCCGCCGCCCCCGCTGCCGTTGGACGCCGCCGTGATAATGCCCTCGGCGTTCACGGTGATATTGGCGTTCGTGTAGCTGCTAGCCGTAACACCCGACGTGGTCAGCACAGTCGACGGCAGCGAGCCGGAAGGAAACGACACGGTGCCGCCCGACGGAACGGTTAGCGAGGGCGTCGTTACGGCTGTCGCCAGCACGGCCGCCAGCGTCGATACGCCAATAACCTCAAGCGTCATTTCCATCGTTACGGCATCTTCGAACACGGCCGCGCCGTTGAACGTCGACGGGCCGTCAATCTGGATATCCGGCGATGTAATCGTGAACAGCGTGGGCGCTACGAGATACATACCCGCCGAATTCATCTGCAGGTATTGCGTCGGCGTAGCGTTCAGGACGCCGCCGAAGTAGAGACCGTCAGCCCAATCGAATTGACGCGCGCTGCCCGGGTTTGCCGGTTTCGGGCTGCCGGGCGTCGCTGTCGCGTTCGCGATAACCCCAGACAAATCACGCGAACCGAATACAAGCACGCCGATATCGCCGGCCCCCGGGTCGCAAATCACAGCACCGTAGCGCCCGCCTTGTAACCGGAAATACGGGCGGCCGTAAATCGTACCGTGCGGGATTGGCTGCCCCGTGGCCGTCATGAGATTCACGAGGACTTGAACGTCAACGGTCAGTGTAGCCGCGTGGACGGCCACGACTTCACACACGGTGACCGTCTGCATGTTTGCGAGCGCCGCCTGCACGATAAAATTAATTTTCGTGTAGTCGGTGGCGTCGCTGCCCGGGAGTAACTGGCCTGACGCGGTTGTCATACGGCAGCCGGCGAGTTTTGCGGCAGCAGAAGCATATCAGTGAACCACGCGCCGCCCGGTTTCTGCGACTCTAGCGCGTGGGACATGGTGCTTATTTGCCAATTTCCATCCGCTTTCGAGTTATACGTCGTGGGCGTATTTGACCCTATAACCGTATCGCTGCCTTGAATCGTAATCGGTCCGAGCAGCAAAAACGCCGGGTTATAAAGCGAGCGGACTTCAACGAATCCGTCGCCGCGCACCTTGGGGTATCCCACGAGTCCTGACGACGGGGATAGAATGAACGGCACAGCGGCGGCGCGCGGAGTGCCCCACGGGGAGATAGTAATGCCTGCATGGTCCTGAACCCATGCGATATGCGCCGCCGCACAGATAGCCTTGAGTTGTCCAAGCAGCGGCTGTGGGTAATATGTGCCGCCGGGCAACGTCTGATTGACGCCGTTGTTTATAAACGGAACGCCCATTTTAGCGGCGACTACGCTGACCATCTGCGCGACACTGGTCGATACCGGGAACGACGTGGGCAGCGCGGGCGCAATGGCTTCGAAAAACCCTGTTTGCGCTTGTACAGACAGGTACGCGGCGGGCGGCTCGCTGTAGTCCGGGCCGGCCTGCACAATCGCGCCAGCGAACACGGCTTGCCACGATTGGCCGCCGTCGCTTGACGCTTCAATCAGTACAGTGTTGTTAATAAATCCCGGCGTGCCTGTGCCGTTCAAAATGCTGGTTACGGCAAGCGCATTCATATCTGCTTGAGCCATACCGTAAACGCGAAGCGAAGCTTGCGTCGATATGGCAGCGCCGGCCGCTTGCATGTGCATGCTCATGCGCAGCCCCGTTACCTGCAACACGTTCGCCGATGTTCCCGGGAACACGGCATTACTGCCGGTCAGCGTGAACGTTGCCCGCAGCGCCTTGACGCTATACGTGTTCATCGTCCACGAATCCGACGGACGCTAAGTCAGCGCCCGTCAGGTAGAGCAGAACGAACTGTGCGCCGAGACCCGTGTAGTACGGCGGTTGCCCGTTGAATGTAGGCGGACCGCCCTGCGTCGCGAGCGTGTCCAGAAACATAGGCTGTCCGGTCAGCCCTTCCGGCACCGACAGATACAATTTATCCTGCAGAATCGGCGTACGGTCTAGGCAACGTGCCGTGTTTATAATCGGCGTACCGTTCACAATCAAATCAAAAAATAGCCCCGCCGCAACCCCGTACTGGTCGGTAATCGGCTGCTTTTGGTATATCGCTAATTGGCAGTTCTGCCCGTCCAAGACGATGCTTAGAGTTTGCGAAGGAACCGCGCTCAAGGGTATTTGCAACATGAGGCTAGCCTGTCGGCACTGGCGGCGTAACCGCTTGCAATGCCTGAGTCTGTACAGCCGTCGTCGGTGTCGTCGGCTGCGTGAGTCCGGTATTCTGCGTGGGAATCGCGCTCGGCTCGCTGGCGTCCGGCGTCGCGCCCGGCGTGTTACTGTACTGCGCCGTCACCTGGTTAACCTGCGTGAAGTACAATTCCACGTCGAACCAAAACGCGCCGTCCTTGCCTCGCCGCGAGAGCTCCGCGCGCGTGCAGGTAACGTCTTGATATGATTTCTCCGGCGAACGAATCGTATATAGGCTCACGTTTGATTGCGCGATAACGGCGTCGATTTGCTGCAGGAATTGTGTTCGTGCAGTCAAGTCGCCGCCCTTGACCAAAGTCACCGACGATTCGAACGGCAGCCCGACGCGGTTGTAGGTAGCGAACTGTCCGGCCTGTATCGGGAAATTCGGCACGCGATTCTCTTGCCGCCAGCCGAAATCCATGACCGAATCCGGTACGACTACCTGCGCGCCAGTCGAATCGAAAACGCCCCATACGGGCGCGGCCTGCGTGGACTGCCATAGGGCGCCTGATGTAGCCTGCGTGCCGATCGTAAGCAAGAACGCCACAGGGGCGAGAAGCGAGCGGGCTAGCTGCGGAACCCCCGGCAGCGCCGGCACGTTTGGAAATGGTGGCGTCGCCACGGTTATCGCGATACCTAGCCCGGCGCCCCATCCTTGCGTAATTATTCCGGCGCTCATGACTGCCCCTGCATAGCCTGCGACACGTCTTGCTTGCGCTGAATGGCGCCCGCGATGTGGTCGGCTACGGCGCGCGGATCGGCGTTCGGCGCGTTAACTTGAATCGTGCCGATCGTGACCGTCGTACAACAATTTCCGCCCGTCGACGCGCCGCTTACCTTGCCGGCAATGCCCGGAGTCGGGCCTGACTCGTGAATCGCGATAGCCTGCGCGAGCGATTTGATATCATCGGGCGTCAGTTCGTTCTTGCCAAGACGTTTGCGTACATCCGCAATGTAGGCCGGGATATTGTTGTGAACGGTGTCGCCGCCCTCATACGCCGTGATGATCGCGTCCACGGTGCGCAGACCGCGGCGCATCTTGATGGCTAAGTCGCGCTCAAGTGCCGCCTGCCCTTCGGCCGGACTCGCGTAGCGGCGCTCGTTACCCTGTCTATCTAGGATGTTCCCGGGATTATTGAAGCGTGCGGCTTTGCTGCCGGGGGGCGGCTGGTAGCCGCCGGCATTCTCGCCCGAGCGTGCAACGATGTTCGCTTGTTTCGCGGCTGTGTTGTCTTTCGTTTCCCAAAGGTCGAGCAAGTCAGGCGCCTCTTTTTCGTTGCGTTCCGTGCTGCGCGCCGATTGGTCCTTGAGGATGGCCGCGGCGCCTTTGAAATCGCCATGCAACGCCGCGCCAATAGCCGCCGCTGCGCCGCCGATCGCATCACCCATGCCGACGAAAAGGTTTTTGATAACGACCGCGGCCGACCCAATGAGCTTGAGCCCGGTTTGAAATTCATCGCCCTGCACGTTGATATCGCTGAACACGCTGAGCACGCTTTCGAGTGCCGGCGTGATCGCCTCGAGAATTATCTGGCCGGCCGCCTCGATTCGTTGCCCTATGTCCCGCCAATACTCTTGCAGTTCCTGAGCTTTTTTTACCGATTCGTCCGTGACGTTATTGTGGCTTTCGGCAATACGTAGCGCGTCCTGGCGCTCTGCGTTGCTGCGCAAAAGATACGCGATTTCGTCCTGATTGATGCCGGCGTCCTTGAGCCGCTGCGCCCGCATTGAGTCCGTCCAATGGGCGGTTTTGCGCGCGAATTCTTCGAACACTTCCCCTTGATTGCGGAGTTTGCCGGCCGCGGTCACGGTGGCGACGCCCGCCTGCCGCATTAAATCTAGGATAGGGCTGGAGCCTTGCCCGGACAGGAATCTATTGACGCCCGCCGTCAGTACTTCAAACGCGGCCTGCGTGCCTTCCGCCGACCCGCCAAGCAGCGCCGCCGCCTGTCCCCATCGGTTCAGTTCGTGGACGCCCATATCTAGGCGTTGCGCGGTGCGACCTAGCGCCGCCTCGCTGGCGTTCAGCCCGCCGAGAAACTTTGCAAATCCCGTGACCGTCTCAAACCCAAGGAACAGCCCGGCAACAGTCTTACCGACCTCGACGAGCGATTTAGTGATGTCATCGGCCGAGGACTTCGTAACGCGTGCGGTTTCTTTGGTTTCCTTCTCGGCAGTTTCGCGTCCTTTTTTGTAATTGGATGCGTCAAGTCCGAGTAGGACTACTAGGCTATCTATTACCGTTGCCATGGTTTTAACTGCTCACCACATATCGGGCCATTTCCGATTAGATTTGGCGGCGTTAACCACGGCCGGCAGCAATTGCAAATTGCCTTCGCAATGCAACCCGCAGACCTTATTAGAACGCAACGGCACGATATGGTCAACTTCTATTGGGACGCCGAATAAATCACATGCGGCATCCCGCGCTTTATATAGCTCGGCTATGGTGTTAGCGTCCGCCCATCGCGGCACAGCGCGCCCTAGTATGTGCCCGCCAGGGTTTTTAATTCGCCATTTACGGTTGGCGGTATATTTGCGCTTAGGTTCGGCGTGATATCGAGCATTGGCTCGCTCGGATTCTCGGGCTTTCACTTCAGGCCGTTGTTTATATTCTCGAGCGTATGCCTTAACTCTATCTTCGTGCCGTTTATTACTAGCCCCAGAACATGCGCGACGGGCCGACAGGCGATCTTCTTCACTAGCGTATTTTTTCCGTCGTCCCATTCCGCCTATTATAAGAGTCAACGCCAATAATCTCAATCAAATTGAATAAATCGCGCACGCCGTAGACCGACTGCAATTCCGCCAGCGTGGCTAGACCGCTGCTGACGACGCGGCCTATAAAGGGTGGGACATTCACGTAGTCAATCAGGCCGCTCGCGCCGCGTCCGCCCGCTCGCGCGGCTACGGCTGCTCCGTATTCGGGGGCGCGTCGGCCGGAGAAAAACCCGTGTGGAGCTTGAACAGCGCAACTTGGATTGTCAGGAACGTCTTGATTTCCTGTACGGGGCAATTACCGGCGGCATCCGGGCGTAGCCCTTGCGGCGGCTGACCCGGCTTGTGTTCGTACTTCGCCTGGTCAAGCATCTCGTCTAGGAGCGGTCGTAACTCCGCATACGGAGCTCGCAGGAGGGCTGTAACGCCGAACCCGGCTAACCCCGCCCATCCGCCCGTCATAGCGCCATCGGGCAGCGTGGCGCCGCTGGCGGCGAGCGCGAGCAGCGCCCGCAGGGCCCAGTCCTGCCCGCGGTATGCGTCCATTTCCGTCAAGATGAAAGTTTTGCCGTTATCCCGTTCGCCGTGGGCTTCCGAGCGCACGCCCGGTATCGTCAGCTTTTCAGTGCGACGCATGAATTACTCCGCGGCGTGGTGGCGCCGATTAAGTCAGAAAACTAGATGTTCGTTACGGGCGTCGATTCCCAGGTTATCTCAAAGGTTCGCGCCTCAAATATCTTTTTAGCGTCAGGAATCGGCTTGAACCGCGTGAGGGACCCGTTATTCAGCGTCCACGCTTGCCCGAGCGACGGCGACATTATCGACCCGCTAGCGGTCAAATCGTCTTGAGCGGCAATTAGCGCGCCGTTCCATTGGTCGAATATGGCATTCGCCGGGCTGTCCGCCTGCAGATGAATTAGCATTTTCACTAAATAAGGGGTAAACCCGCTCGATTTGCGACCGTCGACACCGATCTTTGCTTCTACCGGGTTCACGTCCTCGGAGCCGAACGCATCGTCCGTCGCGTATCCTTGCAGGATAACGGGACCGTCGAATACGTCCGGAACTTCTAGGACGAATTCGCTGTTTGCACTGGTAAGCGTGGCCATGATTTTCCTTAGATAACGTCAATGGACGACATGCTAATTTTCTGCACGCTGCCGCCGTCCGTGTACCAGAAATTAATGACCGGGGTTCCGCGCTGGCCGCGGACGATCGCGCCCGGGTCAAGAATCTGCAAGTACCATCCGGTGTTCTGAATCGTGGCCGTCGCGCCCGGGTCGCCCGTCGCGCTGTTGAGCGCGGCCGACTGTGTGCCGGAAAGCGTCACGCCCTTCACGATGGCGCCGAAGTTCAGGAACTGGCTGATAGGGCCGCTGTTCGCTGTCGACGTGCTGCCTACGCCGGCCGACACGGTTGAGCCCACGAGGGCCGATCGGATTAGGTTGTAGCCGCGCGAGACGTACGGTACGGCCGGCACGGTCTGCAGCAGTTCCATCAAGGCTAATTGGAACGCGGCGTTCAGTGCAATCTGATTGATGTACGTATCTGCCCACTCGAACGGGCCGGAAATCTGACCGGGCTGATTCTGTGTAAATTGCTGGTTGGCTGTCGCGTACGAGCCGTAAAAATTATATCCGTTCGCGATTAGATTACTTGCCGCAGTCTGATTCGTGACTTGCGCGGCGAGCCCCGATTGCCCGCGAAACGCGAAGGTTGTACGGCCGTTCTGCTGATTGAAATTAATCGATGCGGCAATCGCGCACTGAAACGCCGCGAGCGAGCCGCCCGTCGTGTCGTACACAGGCATAACGCCCGTGTCGCCGGCTGCGTTCACGATGTTGCCGAAACAGCCGGTTTCATTCGGTCCTTCAGTCGGCACAATACTTGAATCTTGGCACACGTACAGATAGCGGTTGAGATATGAGGGTGCTTGAAACGCCAGCGCAAACGCTTCCTTGACCGACAGCGTTTGTTCGGCGACGGTTACGAACGTTGCCCAGTTTTGGGTTTGACCCACAATGGACGCCACTAAAGCAGCAGGCGCGATTGGCGCGGCGCCCTGCGAAGTAACAGCACCGAGCGCAGCCGTCAGATTCAACCCGCTTGAGAGCGTGCCGCTATCGCCGAATCCAATCGTAGACGCCGCCCCCGTGGTTGGGCTCGTGATAACGAACGAATCACGCAGCGTGTCGTATGTGACTGTCGCGGTTCCCGCAACGTCAATCGCGCCAAGCGACACGGTACCGCTAGTGCTAACGTTCACGGTGCCCGTGCCGGCGAGTACGGTATATGTTCCAAATGACGTGATCGTCGCCGGACCGTCGACGCCAGCACCGCTCAGCACGTCGCCGATGGCGAGCGAACCCGTTACGGTTGATGCGATCGTGACGACGCCAGCCGCCTGCGAACCCGTGCCGCTAAATACCGCCGTCGCCGATTGCAGGCCGGTCTGTAGAAGTGTCGCGGCGTTCGTAAACGACGTAGCACCCGAAAGATTGATTGCCGCGGAGACGTTCACTTGCCCGTTAACGGTCACGGTAATCGTACCGGACAGTGCGTTCAGTTGCGTTAGTGTGAGTGCCGCAACCGAGCCACCACGCAAGTATGCGGCGACGGGCGCAGAATTGAATTGAACGAAATAGAGCGCGCTCGGCAGAGCCGTGCAGTTGTTGTACCCGGCAAAATAGATGTTGGCGAGCGCAGTCTCGGGCGCGTTCGGACCGAACCAAGACGACACGTTCGCGGCGCTCGCAAACGCCTGCGCAACGCCAACAGGAATCGACGGATCACCCGTCGCAAAAACCGCGTTTAAACTGAGCGGATTTCCGCCCGCGCCGAGCACGCCCGGGATGACATTCGCAAGGGCAGAGGCCGGAATTGATGCTGTCATGTCTTGATTTTCCTAGACGTACGTCACAGGGGGCACCCTGTAGAGTGTGATTCAAGTCACATAATACCCGTCCGACGCCAGAATATGCAACCTTACGGCGGCGGGGCGAACCCCGTTGGCGTAACGTCAGTGATATCGACCGGCCCAAGCACCGTTGCGTACGTTTGGGCGGTCGTCGTCACTGGGTTGTATTGAATGCGAGCGGTCACGATCCATCGGTCCTCATACTGTAGTTCGGCGTTCGTAAGCGGCGCGCGGGTCGGATCGTCCGCGTAGAGCGGTTGGCAGTATGGCGCGAGCGCGACGCAGCCGACATTATCGCGCAGCAGCGTTGTGAGGATATCGGACCATTCCGACGCGTTCGGCCCGTAGCAATCAAGTTGCACGTCAAGCTGCTGCCCTTGCTCTGCGGTAACCGGACCAGGCGCGGGGGCAATCTCGGACGTGCCGGCGTAGTTGTCGATGTTCGTCCGCAGTCGTTTCTTGGTGATTCCGGTCATGACCACGAATCCGACAGGGTACCCCGTGGGCGGGATTGTCGGCGGCATCGCGACGCGGTTCGGGTAACCTTGGACAATCTGCGCAGCCGCCAACCCAAGTTGAGTCGCGATGAAATTTCCGAGCGCCGTGTAAACCTGCGCAATAGTCGGCGTGACGGTCGCTTGCGGGGCGGGCGCGCTCACGGTCCGGTACCCGGAATTACGGTCGGCGTGTCGGTCTGCAGGCAAATTATCAGCTTGGTCCAGCCGCCGTTATTTACGTCCCACGGACCCTCAACCGGACCGACGACTTTCCAGTTTTGCACAGCCTGCCCTTGGAACGGCGCGAACTGCAGCAAGTCGCCGCCCTGACTGTTCACGCGGACAATCTGTTGCGGGTTGCTGAACAGATAGCACGTGCGGAAAGTGCCCTGCAGATTCAGTCGGTCCACGTGCTTGAGTTCGTCTTTGCCTAACGGCTGAATCTGCACGACAACGGCGACGCCTGGCGCGTAGGCCGGCGTCTGCGAATAATCTGCATTACTCGTCGCCCCGAGGGACGCGAGGAACAACGCGGGCTTGTCGGCGTTCACGCTGTTGATAGCCCCTCTTACGATTCCATGCAGATTCATTTGCCGGATACCACGAAATCAGGCGCGCGCTGCATGTCGCCCGAGTCCACCAACGGTTTATCGAATCCCTTGATTTTGATTGTCAGCGGCGCGTTTGCCGGGTCGGACCATTGCGCAATCATGTTCTCTAAATCATCGCGCATGCTCTGCCCGAGCAGCGCAAGCGCTTTCTGTCCGTCGTAGTTCGTGGCTTTCAGCGCGAGCGCGAGCTTGCCGCCCCATTCCTTTGAGTGCCGCTGAATCGTGGTCCGGAACGCGGGGCGCGCGGGCGCCGTCGTCGTGCCGTATTCATTCCAAAATGCCGCCTGCGCAATCGATATGACGGGTTGCACGGTCGGCGTCGCTTTGCTGCCTACAGCTTTAAGGAACCGCGCATTCGTGCGTTCGGGGTACTTCGCCCCCTCTAGGAATCCCATTTTCAGCACGCCGCCGTCCGTAATTTTCTTCTCGAGCGCGGCGAGCGCCAGCGTCATTTTCTTGCCGCCGACGACGTGATTAACCTGGGCCATTGAACCCGCCGCCCGGTCCCCACGGCCCGACACCGAATCCCCGCAACGGGTTATACGCGCCGGGCGGCGCCGGCACAAATATAGCCGTCCTGAAACGCGCGGTATCCGTCCAGTACTGCGCGCCATATTTGGTTTGCAGGAAATATGCCGCGCTAGCGCTCGGCGGCGCACTCCATTCGGAGGTGACGGATACATCGCCTTCCGACGCGCTATTGATGCGCCCGACGATGCCTAGCGGCTGCTGCACGTTCGGCACGCCCGGAACAATCATTGCCTCGGCAATCACCGTCTGCGTGGGCGCCACGGTGTAGACCCCGATACCGCCCTGCACGCCTGATACGAATCCCGTCACGGTCGTACCAGGGACGATAAGCGACCCGCCGACCGCGGGACCGTCGTACAGCGTCGCGCCGACCGCGAGCACGCCCGATGTGACGGCTGAAACCGTCGCCGCCGTGCCGGCAATCGCCACGGTACCGGAGAAATACGGCGCACCGATGCCGGCATCGTTCGTACCTTGGAAGATGGCGGCAATGTGCGCCGTGAGCAGATACAGCAGATACAGGCGCAGATTTGCGTCCTGCACGCGCGAGCAGCACGTGTTATTTAATAGAAACGTGGCGCCGACGAAATCGTTCGCAAGCGATGCCGGCGCCACGTTATTAATTCCCGTGAATTCCGGGTACGACGCTAAAAACTCAGCCGCGGAATACTGGACGATTCCGTAGACTGGTGTTACCGGCGCACACGGGATTACGGGCATGGCTTAGGCTGCCTGATCGTCTTTCGGGACGGGCGTTACGCCGGGAATGGTTGATTTATTGCGGTCTAGCGGCGTGAGAATTTTCGGAGTCTTCTCGCCCTCTTTTTGACGGAGCGCCGCGCCAGCGTGGTCACCCGACGCCACGGCAAACAAAATTTCATTCTTGAGCAGCCATGATTTCGGATGCTCTTTAACCCATTGCTCCCAAAACGCTTTCGGTACGTTGCGGTTGAGATACGGCGAGGTGTTCGTGCCGTGCGGTACGTCTCCCGTGCTGCCCGCTTCCTTCAACGCTATGCGCTGCGGCTGTGTGTGGCGGTTCCATCCATAAATGACAACCCGCTGATAATTATCTCCTAATACCTGCCCGCCTGCCGGTCCGATCGTATATCCAATCTCGAGGATAAACCCCGCGGGAGACTTGCATCCGATCGTCACTGTTTCTGCTGCCATGGTCCTAACTCCTGTCTATGGTGTAAAAATCGCTGCTGTTGAAACTGGGCACAACTGGCCGGGCGGCGTTGTGCTGCACACGAGCCATGGTGTTAGCTCGCAATTCGCTGCGCTGCCCGAAACGGCTGAACCGTCCACTAGTGAAGCATAAACGGGGTCGCCGTAGATAGCCCCGCCCGCGAAGCGCAACCAGAAATTGCCGCGCGCGTGTAGCGTCACGACGAGCCCCGGGCGCACCCGGAGCCCGCCGCACGGTGTAACGGTCGGGTCCCAAAACTCCCAAGTCCAGGACGCTTGGCCGCCTGCGATACCGCGAGGGCCGCCCACAACGCCGCCATTGGCGCCATTCAGCGAACGGAACGGTATGACGACGCCGATAGCGTCGGACGCGGCGAGGCGCGTATTGTTGACTAGCCCCGTGGCGGAGTTCCCCCACCCAAACCGGCCCTGCGCAGTCCCCGGGCTGTTCGAACGCCACGCTGTCGGCCCGGCGGTAACGGAGCGGAACGGCGCGCGCGTTTCAAGATTCCACGCGACGGGAACGGACGCAAAAGCGCCCTCGTAAACTCCATAGGAGCCAACGAGGGCGCTTTGTGGGGCGCCCGGCCCACAGCAGCCGGGCATCATATCGACTCGCTTAGACGCCGAGCATCGAGGTTACGAACACGGGACGGTAGTAAATCGTGCCCCAAGTTCCTTGCGACTTCTTCTGCTCCCACGAACTGGTTTTGGTCACAATCGCGTGCGCGCGCATCTTCTCAGTGAACGCGCATTCCACGGTGCGCTGCCCTTCGACAGTGTCGGCGATTAGCTGCACAAACTCTGTGCCGCCTGCGTTCCCGCCGCCATTAATCGCGAATTCGGGAATCGTCACGATTTTGAGGTTCGGGAAATTCGTCTTGATGTACGTCATCACGTTCACGTTGTACGTGTTCGCGTTCGTGAGATTCACTGCGTTGCCGGGTGACAAACCGAGCGTCATGACGGTCGACGTGTCAACCAACCCCTCGCCTTGGATAATCAGCTGCTGCACGAGCCGCTGAATGTCCGCGTAGACCACGGTCAACGGGTCGCCGCCGAACCATGTGGCCGTCGGAGTAAGCGACGGCAACAGCGACGGGTCGTTCGTTCCGCCGTAAAGCTGCAAGCCAGTGATGCCGTACAGGTACGTGAGATTCTGGTACTTGAGCAGCGCGAGGATTGAACCCTCGTTCACCTTGCTAGCCCAATCAACTTTCGCCTCGGACATGCGCGCGAGCTCGCGCTCGCCCCATCGGGTGTTCGTCTGGTAGTGGTACGACTGGCGCTGCGGGAAATTGACGTTCGCGTTCGCCATTCCGTCTTGACTGAAATCGCCGTAGCTCGACACCTCTCCGGTACGCTCCGCAACGATGAACATTGCGGTATCGCTAACCCATGTTCCTTTCTTCGTCTCGCCGTACATCTCGACGGCCTTGACCGGCGCGACGAGGGTCATGATGTTCGTCGGGTCCACGTAGGTTGTGAACAGCGACGGGATACCCGCGTTGGCTGCAGTAATCAATGCCGGCTGCGCGTCGAGCGCTACGCTGCGGTCAATCAATTGCATACCGCGGGCTTCCTGCGCGAGCCCGGCCATGAAATGGATTCCGTAGCGGCGTGCAAGGTCAGCGTGGTCGAGAGCAATGCGGGTCATGTTCGTTTCCTATTTCGTCCGAAAATTAGACTACTGAATGGCTGATCTTGGCGATTCCAGCGCCGGACAGCGTAATCGGTCCGACGGTCCAGCCGCTCGAGGTATTCGAGGGACCGCTTACCGTGGTCGAGGCCGCCGTGAACGGCACGCCGCCCGGGATAATCAAGTTGTACGTGCCGGTCCCGCCGGTTCCCGTGCCGAAACTGCCGATGCTCGAGCCGCTCGTGATGCCGGAGCCCGAGACTACGTCGCCGACCGACAGTCCGCCGTCCGCAATCGCCGAGATGTACAGCACGCTCGAGGTTGTCGAGAACGCGGTAGGCGTTGCTTGCGTGGTCGTTGCCGCCGCGCTCATTTGGTAGGTGCCGATTCCGCCGGTCGTTCCGGTCAGCTGCGCGACAATTGTCGTATTGGCCGGCAAGTCCGCCGCCGGGAGCGTACCCGCGAGCGTATCGCCGATTGAGATGACTTCAGCCGCGGTGACGGCGGTCACGGTCAGGACGTTGCTTAGCGCGACAACGGTCGCGAGGGCGGACGTTGCCGACATGCCCACGGCGCCGGTAAAGCTGTTCGTCGCCTGCATCTGCGGGGCGCCCGTGGTTTCGTCGGCGTACACAGTCGCGCCAGCGGTTGCGCCGTTCGCGAAGTAAGCCCAAAAGTCGCCGCCCGTGAAGCCAGTGACCATGAAGCCCTCGGGGACCAACATCGTGTATTCGCCGAGGAACTGAACGATTAGCGCTTGCTCGTTGCGGCCCAAGAACGCGATTTGCCAGCCGCTCACGTAGGACTGCGAAGTCTGTCCGGCGGGTCCGACCCAAAAGAAATTGCCGACGGTAAGCCCGCCGACTGGCGCCACAAGCCCGCCTTGAGCGGTCAGGACGGAGCTAAACGGGTTCGTCGAAGCGAAATCGCCGTTAACGCCAGGGGCTTGCGCGATGTTAATCTTTGACTGAAAGGGCATGTTCGTGCGTCCTATTTACGTGATTCGATTTTACTTGAGCCGGTCGTAGCCGGGCAGCAACGCCGCCATGCCTTTGACCGTGGCGGCGTCGCTCGCCATCGACGGCGCGCGCGCCTCGGTGCGCTCGCATGCCATCTTGTAGAGAGCGGGGAACGCGGAAGCGTCAATACCGTCGACAGTAACGCCGAGTTTGGTCAGCGCGGCCTTGTAAACCTCTGCGGCGCTGTCGTACGTGACCACGCCGAGCACAGGCTCTACGGCCCGGCGGGCAGCGTGGAGCGCATCGCGCGCGGCGAGCGCCGCGTTGATTTTCGCGTCCATTGCCTTCGCGTCCTTAGCGGGTTCTTTGCCGGCATTGCCGGCTGGCGAGCCGCCGCCTGTCACCGACTTGGAGGGCTGAACGTCGTCCTCGGCTTCCTCCGGGAATTTGTCCTTCGCTTTCTTGTCCTTTGCCTTCTTGTCTTTGCCGCGCGCTTTGTCCGATTCGGTTTCGTCCTCGTCCTCGGCGTCGATATCTTCCATCGCGTCTTCGGCGTTCGTGCCCTCCGGATCGTCCTTTTCGTCCTTCGCCTTATCCTTGAGGTTGTCGACAGGGCCCAATCCGCCCTCGTCTTTCGCTTTCTTGTCGGAGGCAAGGACTAGGTCAATTGCGTTCTTCACCTTGAGCGAAGCGGCAGAATCGAGCCCGAGCGCGGATGCGACGGCGACGGCTAGAGCGGAAACTTTCATGGTTCGTTGTCCTGAGAGAATGTGACGGAAGTCTCAATGCTGGACATATTACGTCAAGCACGGAACGGTTTGCAACACGCCGCTCATGTAGCCGCCGCCGTCACGTCCGAGCCGCAGCGACCCGCCTCAACTAGCGCTATGTGATTGCACGCAAGTTCACGCATGACGCCGTCGTATTTTTGCCCCTCGAATTCTCCTGGCGACATGTCCGCGCGGTAGCGGTACCCGCAAGATATTTCCTCGCGTATTCCCGACTGAATTTTCTGTATATCCTCGGCGTTCCACACGGCAATATCCGCTTTGAGATACGGGAATTGGAACCGGATATTTGACACGCTGCCCGCGACGTAGTGCTTGTACGGCTGCTCCGCGCTCACGGCGATATGGTCCGCCATGAGCGGCTTATTTTCGTACGTGGCGGCCGCCGCCTCGAGCTCCGCGGCGTCGCGGTAAAGCATGTAAATTTTTGACGGGTCGAGCCGTAATTCCGCCGAGTTCGGTATTTCAGAGCCGAGGTAAGGGCAGACCATCGCTTTCGAGATGTTCGCGCCCTCGATATGTAAATGGCCGTCCACATCCATACGATGCATGGCGCGGTCTAACGCGAAATCCTTGGCGGCTACCGGATCGTCCGGCCCGAGCGAGCAGTCTTCGTCGTCAGCCTCGAGCGCGCAGTCCTCGTCGTCAGCCTCGAGCTCGGCGTCGCCGCGTTTCTTCGCATACGCGATAGCAACGGCTTGCTTGGTCGGCTTGCCGGCGTTTTTCTCAGCCGCTACGTTATGGGAAAACGCGGACTTTGATTTACCAGATTCTAGGGGCATCCCGTGATTATGCCCGAACCGACCCTATCCCATCAAATCGCCAAGCCCCGGCGTCACATACAGGCCGCCGTTCCCTTGCCACAGCACGCACGCGATATACAGGCTGGTGCTAACGGGAGCGTTCACGACAGTCACTGAGTTAGGCAGCATTGGGTAACTGCACGTCAGCGGAGGCGGGCCGGTCCATGGCGTAGCGACAACGGATGCGTCGCCGAATTCGATGTAGGCGAATTCGTCCGAGAAATTAATGATACGAAGCTGTGTCGTGAATAGCCACGGGATAGTGGCGACAGGGAGCAACGCACGTACAGATGCCGTCGACGTCTGGAAACCGATAGTCGGGCCGGACCGCGCGAAGTTGCGGGACGTTAACGAGGTTACTAGACTAATAGAGCTAGCCACGAGGGCCTACCTCCCTGGTAGGGGTTTACCTCACAGACAGTACACCTTTATGCCTGCTGGCGCAACAATTCATCATACGTCTGTTCGTTCATTTCGCTCTACTCCTAGATTGGTTTAAATACTCAGTATTGCGCGGCGATTTCGCCCGCGCCTGTTCGATTGTCTCAAACGCTGGAATCACGGCGCGCGACGTGCGGAGGCGGGTTCAGAAGGTAAAACGCGGCGCCTCGCAACAGTACGGGGTTGTCACGAAAACGGCCTAACCCCATGTTGCAGTGATGGCAAAGCAGCCCGCGCAAACATTTCTCGCATGCCCGATTGACCGGACAACATTCGTGGTCGTGGTCGATGTGCGGGACGCCCTTACCGCTGTCGGTGAATAGGTCGCTACATATGGCGCAACGTCCGCCCTGCGTGGCTATGATCGCGTCGAACTGCTCAACGGTCAGCCCTTTGCGCTTTAAGTCCATTTCCTTGCGGTACCGCGCGTACCCGGCCGGGTCACGTAATTTCCACGCGGCACGGCTTTTCTTTTGGGACGCAGCGACGCGTTCAGGGTATTTAGCTTTGAACCTGTCAACCGCGGCACGGCGCGCGGGCGGGGTTTTAGCGGGCACGATTACGGGCCGCGTTTAGTAGCGGAGTGTTCCGCGGGGATTTTGCAGTAGCTTGCTCAATCGTTTCAAATGCCGGAATGATCGCCTTAGAACTGCAGCGGCAATTTATCAGCTGACCAGGCAACACGTACGCGCCCTCCGCGCTATCCCACGACCCCTGCGCGATTAAATACGCTTTGCCGCTCATAGCGACGTGCGTCGCGCGCGGCGTCTTGCCGCCCGCGCTGTGCTGCCAAATCGCGTGAGTAATCCCGAGTTCCTGCCGGCGCGCGCGCTCAATCGTGGCTTTCGCTTTGTTCGTCTGGTCGCGGGCAATCAGCGCGGCACGGTCACGGGTAATGCCGTACGTCTCACGCAAATCTCGCGATAGCGCGTGCATGTCCTGCCCGTGCATTACCGAATTCCAAACCTTGGTTTCGACAGCCTTTAGGTATTCAGCCGGAATGCTTTTGATAAGGTTTACCTGTTCAGCGACCGTGGCTTGAAACGCGGCGGCCGTGGCTGGCGTCGGCTGGAATTTCACAGTGAACCCGGCGTCCTTGAACGCGGCACGCATCTGCGTTTGCGTGATACCGAATGACTTTTTAGCGAACCGCTTACCTAGGTCTAGACTCAGTTTGTCGAATTTCGACACCCACAGCCCGCCCCATTTTCGCAGCGCGGCGCGCAGTAGGAGCGACGGGTTACGCGTGGGTGCGTCCACGGCGAACTCTTGCGGCTCGAGCGCGCCATAGACCGACAGCACGCCGCGTACGAGTTCCTCGTGCATCTGCGCGACGTGCGCGTATAACTCCGCGTAATACCAATCATGGACCGCGGCGCTCGGATGTATCGCGCGAACCGTTACGGGCTTGCGCGAACCCTCGGGCGGGTCAGCGCGTAGGAGCGGCACGGGCAGCGGGCGCGAGCGGCGCCCCTCCGAATCGTTCGTAAATTTCTTGCGACAGCGCGAGCGAGCGCCAGCACAGCGCGTCAGCCTCGGCGAGCAATTCCTCAATCCGTAACGGCGGGTACGGTGTCTTGGCGCGGTCTAGCGCTGCAAGCGTGTCAGCAATATCCATGTTGTGGCGCGCGATACAGTCCGCGTGGTCCATCGATTTACCGCGCGCGTGGTGCAGCGGCTCGCCCGGATTGTACTTGTCATTGCCGCGCTTTGAATGGCACGCGACGCCCGCGAGCGCCGCCGGAAAGTAAGCGTAGCAGCCGCTATGCAGCGGAACGTCTTTACGGTCGTTGCTATCGGTCGGTAGAGTTAATTTCATTTACCCGGCACCGACACCCACGCCGTGGATTTCGCTTGTTTCGTCACGATATCGGCATATACAGGGGCGTCGAATGTAATCCCGTGGTCAGGATGAGTCATCCAAAAATTTTGAGACGGCGGCTCAAACCCAAAATTATTATCGGCGGCATACTCGTCGTATCCCTTGAGCGATCCGTTCCCGCGTAGTCGTGCCGTCAGCATGCGCTTATGAAAGTGTCCAAATTCCATCACGTCATAATCTTGTCCGACCGCGGCGTTACGCGTATTTTTCTTCTGCTCGCCGCGCGTCACGGGTCCAAGCGGACCAATAATACCATCGCCGCCACGGAACTGGTCGCCGTGAGTAAGTAAGTAGCGCGTACCATAGATTCGATACAACGCGTCAGAACCGTCGGGAATATAGAACGTAACACGCTTGTCTGCCTCGAAATGCGCCGCAAGAAACTGATAGAGCAACCATCCGAACGAAGTGTGATTGCGGTCTTTGCTCCAAATCTTTTTAGTATCGCGGTCATGGTTTCCGCTCACGCAGGGGAGAAATACATGGCTGAACGTGTCGGCCATGAGGGAGATTGCCGGCACGAGCACGCGGTACAAGTCCATGAGCGTGGGCATTGTGTTTAGTTCGTTCGTCGCCGCAAGTTCGTCGTGTATATTGCCCGAAACCATGTCTCCGCCAAGCGGCATACAGATGCCGGGATACGACATTGACGGGTCGAGAATCTTGCAAAGCGCGATGGTCGTCTCGATTACTTGGCGGAAACGACGGTGCGCAATCGCAAGATTGTACGAATTCACGCCGCCAATCTGCGAGGCGCGAACTTGCTCGCCCCAATGCAGGTCGCTTAGCATAAGCTTCGGCGCGCCGGGCGCCTTAGCCTTTTTCGGCATAAAAACCCATTTCGGCAATTGCAGTTCGTTGACTGCTAATTTGGCCGTACCCACGTATTCGCGCAACAGCGCGGCGCTGTCCCTCTCTGTACGCGCTTCCTCGAGTTGACAGCGTAGGTCGGCGATGATTGTCGCGGGGTCGTGCGCCCGCTTAAGGTCCGAAAGTGATTTAGCCACCGATAGTTTCCTTCCATTCGTCCGCGAGTTTCTTGGAAGCAAACCATACACGACGGGCGCTAGATTTACCATTCGTGCCGGGAGTATCAGCCCAAAAATCCGTAAACTGATCACGATATCGCGATATGTCCATGCAGGCAATCGGAGGTTTTGACAGTCTGATAAAATCTTGCTCGTACGCCCAAGTGTCGGACGATGCGGCGAGCGCGGCAAGCGCGGCCCGAATACGGTTCGGGACAACTACGGTTTTGTCGTGAACCGCGCGCAAATCTGCAATCGTCTTACCTTTCGCTTTAGTCAAGTTCAATTCTCCTACTTTGGTTTAATTAATGCGCCGCGGTAATAGCGCGGGTTACCGTGTCCCGCGACGGCGTTCTTGCTCTCCGCGTTCGTAGGCGCGGCAGGCCCCGTCGGCTCTCGGTCGCGCATGCCCGCGTCGCGGACTTCGCGCATAGACTGCTTTTTCAATCGCATCCGATACGTCTCACGTCGCTGTCAACTGCGGTGTTTAGCCCACGCCACAAGCAGCGCGACGCCGCTTAGCGCGCCGAACAGATACGCCGCGATAAACCATCCGGCTTGCAACGCATCAGGGCGCGTCACGCCGCGGCGCCATCCTGCCGGCCTTGCTCGTATGCTGCGCACAACGCGGCCTCGTCAATCTGGTGATACGGCGGCGAATCCTTGCCGTTCACGCCGTCGGCGTACCCGCGCGCATATGCTTGAATTTTAGGTGTTATGTTCATTTGCTAGCCTTCAAAAGGTCGCGGATTAGTTCTTTCATGTACTTCGCGTCCTCGTCGTTTACCTTATTCGCGGTAAGCAATTGGAGCGCTTTTTGTAGCTTTTCGACAGGCAGCGCGGACAATCGATTCATGTCGTCCTCGCGGTTTTTGTGGCCGCTCATGAACTGGTTGACGAACGGCGCTTTAGATACGCCGCCCTGCGCGGCACGCGGGGACTGCTCGCTAGCTGCTTTCGCCTTCTGCGGTTCATGATGCGATTTAGGCGTCGGTTTCTCGCCCTCGGCGCCCTTCCCCATCATGCCTGCAACTTTTTCGCTGTGCGCCTGCGCGGCCTTAATCTTCGCCGGGTCCAGCTTGCTGACGGGGTCTTTGTGGCCTTCGTCGTCGGGCTGCCCGGCAAATTTATACTCCTTATGGACCGTGACTTGCGTCTCGGCGCGGTCAGCTTTGTTATTGCCTGTCGCCGCGTGGCCGCCGCTGCCAAACTGGCCGCCCTGCCCGCGCGGATGCTTGTTTTCCTCAAACTGCGCTGCGTCCATACTGAATCCTGCTAGCTCGCCGCCGTCTTGGTCGGCGTCAGCATTATCGTCGGATTCAGGCGGATTTCCTGTGATGCCCGTCACGGGATTGCCATTTTCATCTAACTCTTGCTCAGGCTCAGGTGCCGGTCCGGTCAGGTTCGAGTATCCGCTATCCGGGTCGGACTGCAGCCGCACGCGCGCCTCGTCAGGCGATATGACGCTCGCATTGATATATCCCGCGTCCATGTCGGCGTCAGACTTACGGATTTCGCTCAGTTCCTTCTGTGTCGGTTCGTCCAGCGTGACCCAATGGATTACTAGATCATCGTCGATTTTGCCGAACAGCGAGCACTGTACGGCGTTGAGCAGCATTTTTAGGTTAGGCTCGCTGAGTCTCACTTGCATCGAGCCGATTCGGTCGTACCATACCGTGATTTCTCCCTCGCTCGAGGCGTTCAATCCGCTCGGCGTGATACCCGTGAGTTTCACAAGGGGGATACCCCACACGGCCGCCATGTGCTCTTGTGACTGCGCCTGCAACTTATCGAGGCCCGCTAGCGTCGCTTCGGCGAAACTGATTTCCTCGTCGTCCTTCTGAATCGCGGCGATTGCCTGGTTATTGCGCGTCAGCGTAAATACCTGCAGTCGCGCGAGCAGCCCGCCGGGCTCGGGCGAACCGTCTTCCAATGTGGCATTCAGATTCGTCGCCAGCACGGGAACCGAGAAGTTATTGATTAGGTCGTTGACAGCCTTGCGCGTGCGTAGCCACATATTAACGGACATTTCGCCAAGCTGGATTAGCGAGATGCCGCCAAAGTTGTATGCCGGCTTGAGCAAGTCCGGGACTTCGCGCCCTATGAACGTAAGCAGCCGCGTAGCGTGCGTCTTGCGCCCCATGATGTACCAGGACGTAGGCCGGTAGAAATCATCGCGCTCGGGGTACTGTGAATTCCACGAATAGGGCGTGGACCAGTACGGCTCAATTGACTGAATCGATTTCAGGCTGCCGACGGGTATTCCCTCGGGGGTAATCTCGAGCGGCAGCTGTCGTTTCTGTTCGTCCGCGTCGGCGATATTCAGGTATATCTGACCGCGCCCGAATTCGCTGTCGAGCAGAAAACAGCGATAGAAGTGTGCCCGTACGTTCAGTCGCTCGCATTCCGCCATAATTTGCGCGATTTCCTCGGACTTGTCGCCGCCGGACTTCGACTGCAGTTCGAACCATTTACGCGTCATTTCCGTGGCGATCGTCTCGCACGGTTCGCGGTATTCGCTGATTTGGGTTAGCTCGGCGAGATACGGATACCCCGGGAACCATAGACCCCCGCCATACCCGCTGTTCAGCCCGACCCCGCCGAAACCCCAAGCGGCATTATCGAGCGCGAGCGCTGGCCGTTTCGCCTCGCCCGGGCAGACGGTGTCCATGGCGAACGTGGTCGGGGAGGGCAGCACGCCCGGCGGGAGCTCGGGGAACGCGCGGTATTCAGCGCTCGCACGCGTTCGCTGATAGGGGTTATCGACCGCCGGCAGGGATAGCGCCTCGGCGAGCAGCTTACGCATGGCAAGCTGTTTGCGTGGTTTTGCGGCCACGGGGGCGGGCGGACCGGGATTCGGGGCGAGCTTAGCCGCTAGCCATCGGCGAAACGTGGTGAGCATAATCAGGAGTCTAGCGGAAACTGTGAGGCGCGTCACTCCGGGCCGCTGCGGGGCACGGGTATGGATTCCGGATGGGTGCAATGCGCTCAGTTCGGCGCCGTAGGGTTCCGGGCGGACGCGAATCGCGCCTCGTGCGACTGGCAAGGCTTTACCGAATAGCGTATAACTGACAGCGTTGTCAACATTAGGAGTAAATAAGCATGAACGAATCAGACGCTAATCGCGCCATGGTCGACATGGCAAACCTGCGCACGCTGCCGTCCGACCCGTTCGAAGTAACGCAGCCGCTGCCCGTTATGGTGCGGCGCGGGCGGCAGGCTGAGGCGCGCGGTATGTGCGAGAACGGCACGGAGGGCCTCGCGCTCGCCGTCGAACGCCAATGCTGGCCAGACTTCCGCGACGGGCGGCCACGAACTGAGGCGGACTACCGCGCTCACAACCAGCGGGACGGGTTCGGCAATGAGTAGCCTAGACCGCGCGCTGCTGTTCGCAACGGCTGTTATGTTCGTGTGCTGGTTGTGGGTCACGTTCTCATGAGCGGGCTAGCCCGCCATTTTCGATGGGACTGGCAAACACAGCCCAAGCCGGGCGAGCTTGAATATCTGACGTCCTATTTAATTCCCGCGTCTGTGAACTGCGACACTACAGAGCGCCGCGAACGGGTCGATACTACGACCTATGAAAACCACTACCGCAAAACAGATTACCGACATTCAATTCGAAATCCGCGTGGTACGCCTCGCACTTAATCTAGCGGCCTTCGCCGCCGGGTTCATTCTGATACTGGCGATTTTTTAAGGAGTTAATCACAATGATTCGCGCAACGCTGTTTATCCTGCTGCTCGCCTCATGCCATCATGTACACGCCTCGGAAATCTGCACGCCCGATGATATGCGCACAGGCTCGGCGCTAACCGATGCGCAGAACGCGAAGGGCAACATGTGCATAACAGCCGGTCGCGTGCTCGCTAAGCTCGTAAACGATAGCGGCCTGCCGTGCATGAACGTCGAAGGTTGGATCGCATATCCGGAACGCCATTGGTATTTTGTTACGTGTCTTTGGCTAGACACCAGCTACGGGACGCCTCCGGATCGCGTACAGCGACACAATAATTACCAATCTATCAATAATCAGTCATTCGAATTAATGGAATAACTAATCCTGGTCATCATACCGGCAGTTGTCGTTCACTGGAGCATGATATACAACCCAAACAACCAGGCCAATAAATGCCAGTAATAGCCCAATAACGATACTATGCATAACCGGAGTACTCGATTAACGCGTGTCCTGGGACGGACCGCCACCACGGCGGGAGTATCGCCAACGGCCGCCCCAAGACGCGCGAGGGCTTGAGGGAATGCCGGTGACCGCTATCGACACTACACAATCGACGGCTTGCCGTCAATCAGCGCGACCCGCTCGTGTCGTTGTTTCTTACTCCCATACCCGGCGCGTCAACAAGGCGCTCGGCGATAACCTGCAGCACTACTAAACGATTCTTAGCAGCGTAGCGCTTGGCGAACACGCCAGCGTCGTCCGTGCACTCGGCGTCGACAGTCTGCGTGACTTCCTGGACGTACGTGATTTGGTATCGTTTCATTTACTGTAATCGTTCGTTAAGAACGCCCAAACAACGACGCCGATAAGTACGATAACTACGGCGCCTCCAATAATTAAATATATCATCGCCTCACATTACTCGCCGCGCTGACCGCAGTCAACAGCGCGCCCATGTTATTCAGCGACGATTTACGCGGGGCGAGCGCCATCACTACGGCGTCGGCCATGTCGGGGCTAGCTTCCTCGTCTGGGTTCTTGTCAATCTGAATCTTGCCCGTCATAGTTTCTTTAATCGTAGCTTGCGACAGCTGCTCTAACAGCAATTCACGCAGGGGCAAATCCGACGGGATGCATAGTATGCGCTCGAGCACGTACGGCTTGCCGCGGCGCGCTTGCCACGCGTTATAGCAGGCGAGCCGCGCTTCGTACCAGGATTGCGCTTTGCGGTTCGCGAATAAATCTACGGCTTTTCGCTTCGTGCCCGGGACAATCTGTTCGGGCCGGACGACTGCCTCGGAACCGCGGTACGGATGCGTGCCAATCGTGCCGTGCGTAAAATATTCCGCGGGCGTCGGTTTAACGAGCTTCGCTTGCGCCTCGGTCCGCGCCTCGTTTATGAGCCGCGCGTCACTGTGAACGGCAGCGCCGCCCATACCGTCAGCGTCATAATCGAACGCCGTTAAGCCGTGTTCCTCGGCGAGCTTCATTGCGCGCTGCACGCTGTAACCTGTATCGCTGCCTTTACCGCTCCACTGCGATGCGTGGATTACGCGCCGACCTTTCAGCACGGCGAACGCATTCAAATCTAGCCCGCGATCGGCAATGTCAAGCGCGGCACGCAAGCCGCCAGTCATCTCAATACCTAGGAACTTATCAATATCTACCGTGGCATCAGCCCATTCGCGCGGAATAACGGCGCCCTCGAGCGTCGCTTTAAAGTCGCACATGTACTCCTGTTTCCACGTGACTTCGTCCAATTCCTCTTGCGTCTTTGCGGCCCATGCATCGTCACGTCGCGGATCGTCCCGCCACGTGTAATCAAATCGGCGTATAGCCGGTTGTTTGTGGGCGCGCCGAAAGAACGAGTTAGCGCTCCCGTTCACAGAGGACATGTCGATACGGCATCTAGTATTCGCGCTTAAGTTTTTGTCGATGATATTAGGATGCTCAAAATGGGCGCTCTCGTCCACGATGAATATTGCTTTACGGCCGCCGCGTCCCGCCTGGTCGCCGGCCTCGCCCGTGATGCTCGAGCCGGTCAGCGGAAACGTGACGCGTTTATCGGCTGAGCAGTGCGCCACATCGAACCCTGCATTAAATTCTATCGGTAGGTGCTCGAGGAACGAACGTAGCTTGTAGAACAGCGAGTCCGGGTCGCCGCTGCGGTCAATCTTGATTTCAACAGCGCTGCCCACGCCAGCCGCGAACCCGTTGCGGAATATACATAACGTAGCTAGCAACGCCATCGCGACCCATGACGCGCCCACATCTCGTGACTTGACGACAACGCCGGGCGTGCTGTCTATCCAGCAACCAATCATCCATCGAATCATCTCGCGCTGCCTAGGGAACAGCGCGAACGCGACGACGGGATTGCGACCTTCGCTAATCAATCGCGGGTCGATGGTATAGCCCCAATCGTTTATGAAATCGGCGAGCGTATCGCCGTCGCGCGCGTAGTAGCGTTTCACCCATGCGATTTTGTCGGCGACGGTGGCAGCGTCGGGCCGGCGCAGCCATGCGAGGCAATCCTCGCGCGCCTGCATCGTGGGCGCTGCGTCGCCGTATATTTCGCGCAGTTCTAGCCGGCGAGACGCGTAAGCCGCGGCCGCGTCGCGTTCGTCACGGCTGAGAGTTTGCCATAACGCAGCACGTGCGTTCTGTTCAGTCGCAAGCAGTGCATCGAAGTGTTCCCGTGCGCGCGGCGGGCGGCGCATAGCCACGTAGGCGCGGGCGGCTATGGCATCAGACGTCGGCACGGCCTCGGCGTTCACGTGGAGCTCCGCTCACGGGCGCGCTCGAGCACATAGCGCACCGTGGCAGGCTCGACGCCTAATCGCCGCGCCAGCGCCTTCTGGTTGCCTATGGCGCGCCGTTGCGCATCCCATTCGAGGATGGCCGCCACGGTAAGCGCCGGTATTCGTGTGGCGCCGCGCCTCATGAGCCAAACGCCTCGAATAGCTTGAGCGCTGCAGCGGGGTCGGCGTCCCGCGCGGCATGAATAGCCACGTTCGCGTTAAGGTTTAGCGAGCGTGTGACATAAGCCGACTGCAGCTTGTTCAGCATCTCAGCCGCGTCGGCCTTACTCTGCATTTCGACCTTAATCACGCCGTCCTTGTCCTGGCTAGCCGATTTGTACAGCGCGCGCCCCGCGGTCGACAGTTCGTCCGTAGGCGTTATCTCAACGTGCATTATGCCTCGCCCCCTGCAGTGCGGGCAGTTCTCGGCGGGCTTGGTCGGGTCGGGCAGCGCGGGCCGCGCCTCGAGGAACTCGCACGGCGCGAAGTGTGCCGAGTATGCCGCAGCGATGCTGCTGTCGGTCCAGCACAAGTCGCAGGGGCTGCGAACGACCCGAGTTAGTTCCTCGGGGTCGGCGTTGACTATCATCCGCAGCCACGCCATGCGCTCGGCTATGGTGCTCACAGCCTCGGCGTCCGCGGCGGGGCGTAACTGAGCGATGCGTGCCCTGATGCGCGGCTCGCGGTTCATGACGGCAATCTGTCCCGACTGCGAGCCGGCGCTACCAGCCACGCAGCCGGCCTGGCGGAACGCTTCGGCGTACGACATGCCGGCGGCCACGCAGCGGGCGTAGTTTTCCTGCCGCCGCGATAACGGGCGGGGCATCAACGGCAGCGGCTCCACGGTCGGGGGCGCGGCCACGGTGGGGGCGGGCAATGCGTCCATATCCGCAGTATCGCTATTCAGCGACCCGAATAGCAAGCCGCACGTCCACACGGATTTATAGCCGACCTGTTAACCCTGAGAACCGTGTGGTATCCTCATTTACATTGTGCATCCTAAAATACCCTATTAAGGAATATTAACCCATTAGAATAGCTATATTACCCTATCTCCTGTACAACATAGGACGGAACGGTTACGCACGGTTCTCACCATTACATAGGTAGGAGATTTTGACATGGAAATTGAAACACTGACACGAGAACAAGCGCAGGCGTCCGGATATTACCGGTACTATCCGGGCACGCCGTGCGCGAGAGGACATATGGCTTGGCATTTCACCCGAACGGGGCGCTGCCAACGGTGCATTTTGCTAGACGCGCACGCAGCAAAGCGGCCAGCGTCTAATAAAAAATCAATACTTGAGCTTGAATTGGCCGTTCCGTGGTCAATGACCGAATCCGAGATTGCGGTATTATTGGAATGGCTGGAATTTCAATGTATTCCCGCGTGGCTTAAAGCTCAAGGAAAACTCGCCCCCTGACGCACCGCACCATAGGCGATAATCGGAGGCATGAGCCGCCCCCCTCCCGTGACGTGTGCCCCGGACGCCGACTGGTACGAATACGAGTCCGACGGCGAATACTCCCGTGAGGGCAGCGAGGACGGCGACGATTATTAGTTGACGGGCGCGCCAGACCGTGCGATGTTGCGGCCGTGAAAGCTCGGGTGATGTTGCGGCCATGA